CCGCCGTCGGGAAGCATCGGATAATCCGGGTGGTTTCCGCTGATAGAAAATACTTTCCCCTGGTATTCAGCGCATATCTCCTCGCATGGGTCCGCGTGCGGGGGGACGAAAACCAGATCGTTCTCAAACTCTTTGCACATTTCGACAACCGCATCCGTCTGGCTCTCGCGCATGCGCGTCCGCGCAACCAACTCCGAATATGATTTCAGGTCGTAATTCTTTCCGTTGATCTTGATGAAATTCCCGCCCTCGATCCGGTCAATCAGCCTGGCCCGAATCTTGGCCGCGATGTCCTTGCTCGTTAAGTGCGCCAGGCCGGCGCTGTATTTAGTGGCCGCCCGGAGCGACCCCGCAACCATGCGATTGATGAAGGCCCGCACTTCTTCCGAGCTGAACTCCTGAATCTGGCCCGTTTCGACCGCGCTCTCAATCTTCTTTTGAGCGTAAGCCATTGTCGCCAGATACTGCCGCGCCGTCTTTTCGATCGTCCGGTTCGCTTTCGCGTAATCTCGAAGGGCCATCTTCGCAAGCGCCGCAATCCGCTTCTCTGGACGTGACGCGTTATACCGCCTCGACGGCTTCGCCCCGATCAATTCCAACCGCGTCCGCGCCACATCCGCGCTGGCCGCATAGGCCGCCCGGATCGCTTCCGGGGTGTAGGAGCGAACCTGCACGTTGAGCACCTCAACCGCGCCCTGGACTTCCCGAAGCGCCCGGCCGTGATCCGCCGCTGTGAAGTTGGCCGGGTCCAGTGCGGAAAGGATCTCGATAATCCGCGCCGCCGCCCGCGCGTAGGCGGACTGGATCCGCTCAACGTGCGTATTCAAAGAGGCGGCCGACGCGGGTTTGCTCATGCTTAAAAATCCGTCACGTCCGTATTGACGCTTTCGTTTTCATCCCGGTCGATGTCCACGGCGTAGAAGGGAGACGCGTTATCCGCAATACTGAAGATGGACATGAGTTGATAAACAATCGGGGGAAGGGGAACGTCTTTCAGGTCCATCGTATCGGACGCAAAGCGGACGTAGGTCTCTCCGACGATGTTGGCCCCAACAACGCCTTGGGCATGCAGCCCCTTGCGCCGATCCTCGTCTTCAAGGTGGAGGGCCAGATAGTAGGCCGTCTCCGCTTGCGCCTTTTTTAGAATCACCAGCTGCGCCGCACTCGCCGCCGCCAATGTCGGGACCGTAAACAATCCGGAGTAGTAAATCCGGTTATAGGCCATCACCAGCGCCTTCGCTTTTTGAGACCCGCCCGACTCCCCCGCCGTCAGCGCGTCCCAGGCCGACGTTTCCAGGCGCTCATCCTCAAAGTACCCGTCCGCTTCCGCCACTGTCGCGAACCATCCGTAGGCCATGTGATCCTCCGTTAATTCGTGGACGCGCCGGGACGCTTCTTTTTCAGAACGAACGTCTTGATATCCGTCCGGCCCATCGTCGTTTCGTCCATCCGCTCCTCGACAATCGCGTATTTGCTTCCGGCCATGTAGCCCTCGAACTGCCGGCGGGTGAAGTGCCAGACGTGCTCCCCTGGCTTGAAGTGTTTCGAGTTCATCATGTGCTGGCGACTGAAAAAGATCGGCAGCGATACAATGACGACCTGATCGGCCAGTCGGTCCAAGATGTCAGCCGGGGATTCGATGTGCTCGAGCGAATCAAAGAATGTGACCGCCGTAATGTTGGCGGCCTCGAAGTCATCGGTATAAGGATCAAACCAAAGATGCTTTTTGACCAGCATCTCGACGGCGTACGGATTGATGTCGTATCCGAGACAGTTGCCGTGCAGGTCCATGAACGTCCCCGCCCCAATCCCTATGTCCAGCACCCGTTCACCCGTCCCCGTATACCGATGCACCAAGTCCAAGCGGAACTGATTAATCTTCCGCGCCTGTTCGGACTTGTCCCGCTCCTGCAACCGTAGAAACGTCTCCCGGTTGTAGATCTTCTTGTTCTGCTCGCTCGGCATGCCAAATATGCTCACAGGAACTTCCTTATTTTCGGAAGTATCAATTCGGGTTTCGAATCCGGGCCATAAGCGATACCAACATATGTGTCCGAGTCCCGACACCAAGGCGGGAGCCACGAATACATGAAGCACTTGTCATAGATGCCATGTTCCGACGTGCCGCGGATGGGCCAGAAGATGGCGGTCGGCGTATGAAAATGACAGGCCAGCATCCCGAGGCCCGATGAGAATCCCATGTAGAGATCGGCCGCCCGTAGTATGGCCAAGGTGTGCATGATGGGCGTCTTGCCCGTCAGGTCGATGATGAGATTATCCTTGTCGAGCTTTTTCAGTTCATCCGTGTAGCTCTTGTCGAACTCCATCCCCGTAAGGACGACGCGGCAACCATTCGCCTGGTGAATCAATTTGATGAGCGTCATCCAGTCGGCCATCGTCCAGTCGCCACGCGCCCAGCTCTGGTTGCCGCCCTTGGATGAGGTATAGACGACGACAAGCCGCCCCCCCGCTTGCTTGCGTAGGTCGGCAACGGCCTGGTCGTATTCGTCCAATCCCGTTATCTCAAGATTCCAGTTGACCTCATATCCGGGGATGACCTTCTCCAGCGGAACGCCAAGTTCCAATTGGGAGCCGTACTCCATCATGTAATCCAGTCCGCCCTTGTTGATGTAGAGCGGATGCCCGTGCCCGCCGGCCAGAAAGAACGAGAACGGCAGGCGGTCGGTGATCGTCCGCACGTCATCAACGCAGGGCAGGTGTTTCAAGAACGTCGACGTATATCCCCAATCCTCTCGAAACGTAGCGATAAGGCGGTCAATGCCGTTCCGCTCCTTGAACGACTCGAAGATGTAGGCGGGCCAGAGAACGTCGCCAATGCCGGGAGGGAAGCCGACGGTTGCCTCCTTGAGCTTCTTGGGGCGACTGCGGAACGCCTCGAATGTCGACAGGAGGACCGCTTCCGGGATGTCCTTATTGCAGGCGTGGTGCATCTCCCGGCAGTTGCAAAATGGCGACGGGGCGACGACTGCGAGGTTGTCCAACCCCATGCCCGGGTCAAGCACTTGGTCCGGGCCGGCGTGCCCCCCGAAGATGGCGAACGCTTTAGCCCGGACGGCGACGGCCGACTGGAGCATCATCCCCGGCCCGGTGATCGTCATGTCTGCAATCTTGAGCAGGCCCAGGATCGTCGTGATGGGCAGTTCGCCCCCGTGAAATTCGGCGTCTACCCCGGCGAGTCGCCCATCGAGTGTTTCATCCTTCCCGTCGATGTCGGCAATGCTCAAGAAGAAGTATTCGTCCCGATACTTATCGATGAGTAATTGCAGATATTCGACCTTGGGATTGCGCGACGAGCATTCCCATTCCTTACGGATAGTCGGGGGCCGTACGAGACAGAGTTTTTTCCCATTGCGGGCGAGTCCCGCTGCGACATTACGGGCCGCCTTGACCCATTCGTTTCTGACGGGGAGCATGAACGAATAGCGTTCGGGCGGAATCCCGGCGCCACGTCGAATGTCCTCATAGACGCTGACGGACTCGGCCGGCGCGGGAACCTCCTCCGATCTCCCCTGTTCCTCGAAAAAGAATCGCTGCCCGACGCGAACGTGCCGCCGCATCCCGATCTGCTCGGGGATGCCGGCAGGCCTCTCGACAAACACCTCTCTCGGCACCCGCGCCAGGTGCTTGGACGGCGTTCTGTGCCCCGTCCCCGCGTCTACGTCTGCGGGGTAGATGAATTTTACATTGGGGAGGTCCCAGTAGAACTCGGGGATGGGAGTTTGGAGATAGACGATATCATACCTATCGGCCAAGTCCTTGATGACCGGGCGTTGATACAGGTTGTCGCCGAACCCATAGCACCCGCGAAAGAAAATGGCGGGACCGATCTTGGCGGGCATTTCCTCGGCAACAGCCATCGCCTTCGGCTTGCCATCGTCAACGTGTTTTCTGCTCAGGGATTCCCACGCACCCCCGGCCGGTGCCCGCGTCACCTTCCGGACGTTGGGGATATCCTTGCTCGTTATCATTGCCATACCGACCTGCTCCTCAATTCCTCAAATCGTTGGATGATCTTCACCGCTGGGATGTCCTTGTTACACGCATGATCTCCGCGCCTGCAGTCGCAGAATGGCTCGGGCGCAACGTACCCGAATCGGTCAAGCCCCATCGAGGCGTCGACGATCCGCTCGGGTTTGGCGCACCCGCCAAAGACCGTGAAGCATTTGACCCGCTCGGCTATCGACGCAACCATCACCCATGTTGGCCCCGTGATGACCATATCCGACAACTTGATGAGCCCGAAGATTGTCGTCAGTGGCAGCTCACCATTAAGAAAGGCGGCGTCGATGCCCTGGAGCTCTCCATCTAGCCACTCGACGTCCGGCTCCAAGTCGGCGAAGCCGAGGTAGAAATATTCGTCCTTGTATCGGTCAATGAGCCGCTGCAGATTCACCGCCTTCGGGTTTCTTGAGGCATTAAACCATTCCTTGCGAATGGTCGACGGCCTGACAATACAAAGCCGCTTGCCCTTCATGTCGAACTTTGCCATGACTTCCCGGGCCGCCAGTATCCATTCGGGCTTGACCGGAAAGGTGAAGTCGAACTGATCGAGCGGAACGCCCGAGCGCTGCCGCAATGATTCGACGTGGTTTTCTCCAGATGCGAGATCCCATTGATATCTCCATCCGAGAGACGGAACGCCAGCCGGAAGGCTCGTAAATGTCGACTTCGGCAAACTCGCCAAATACTTCGCCTGCGTTCTCAGTCGCACGCTTCCGGGAAGGAGAAACTTGATGTTGGGAATGTCCCAGTAAAGATCGGGACAGGTCGTTTGAATGTAGAGCGTAGCGTAATGAGGTGCCAACGCCCGAAGGATGGGCCGCTGATAAAAGCCGTCCCCGAATCCCAGGCATCCGTTGAAATATGCCTCACCCGTAGCCAGAGGCAGGACTTCATCAACACTGACCTTGGGATAGCACCCGAGCGCGGACGCGGGATTGAGGTTGACGACCTTGACCCCGGCCGCTTTCAGCAGTCGCGCCTGATCCTCCAGGTCGCGGACAAAGGAAGCCAGAACATCCGTTGATGTTGGTTTCCCATACCCGCCGTGAAAGTGGACGGTCTTGCCGTCGGCCCCGCCCTGTTTGCCGTCGACCCCGAGAAGATAAATTGGCGATGCGCCCAAGGCGTACGCCAACCCGATCGCCCCCACGGTGGAGTTATTCCCCCGCATGATGCCTTCGGCAATCGACGCGGGAAGATGTCCACGGACAGCGGGATGCAACCCAATCACGCCTTCCGGGACGTTATAATCCGAGACGTTCAGAAACACGCGTCGGCCTTGAAACGACGTCCATTTATTCAGGGATTCCAGGCCCGATATCCCGCTTAGGATACGGTCCATGTACTTGTAATCCATGAAGAAGTGGATATCGGCAAAGGGTACGGACTCAAACGATTTATTGATGGCGATGATCTTCCCGCGTCCGCGCAGGCGTCCAAAGTCAAACCCGAGAAGCGACGCCCCGCCCCCGACAATGAAACACGGCTGGCCCTTCCATGCGCCATCAAGGAGGCGCTCCACCGGAGTGCTGGCGGCCGCCGTGGAGGCAGCCGGAATACGATATGTCCGCCCGTTGACAAACCGCGTCTGCTCTTTCTTTTGAGCCATGATGCGGTCTACGCGGCGATCATTCGTTCGAATCATTTCGCCCATTTCGTTCAGCATGAGAAAAGAAAAAGACGGGGGCCGGGGCGTTTGCTGCCGGCCCCCGTCTGCGTTGTCACGGGATCACGCCTCCCCTATTCCTTGGCCTTACGCAAAGGCGATCCGGGCCACCTGGTCCGTGTCGCCGATCGCGCCGCCGTACCGCATCCATCCGGCAGCCGCGTCCGTGTAGGACAGCATGTCGAAGGAAGCGAACGTGGTGAGGTCCATCCGCAGCCCGGCCACGAGTTTGTTCTTCGGGAGAATGACCCAGGCGTGGGACGTGTCCGCCAGCATCGTGGTGATGATGGGCTGGAAGTTGAAGTTGGCCTGGCTGATGCTGCCGGAGAAGGCCTGCATCTGAGCCGCCAGGGCGTTCTTGACGCGCCCCTGCAGCTGCAACGGAGCCAGGACGATGAAGGAAGCGGTCTGCGGGGTGACGCCATAGCCCTTGTCGGCGACGGCGAGCATGATCTGCTGCGCGGCCGCATTCATCGTGGCGATGTCACGCCCGGCCAGGTAGCCGGCAGTCCCGGAGGTCACGCCATCCGGATGCGCCTGCCAGGTCACCGCCCCGGTAGCGGCGACGGCTTCGATGAGAGCGTAGAACACCTGGGCCTGTTTCAGATACGCCTTGTTGCGGAACTCGATGGCGTTGTCCTCGATGGTCCAGTATTCCTGATCATCGAACAGCGAACGGTGCCAGCCCAGGGCGCCGCCGTAGAAGTCGAAGTAGACGTGGGCTTTGGACCCCCACATCTTGTGGACCAGGAGCTTGTCGCCGATCGGGATCTTGTCGAACGTCAGCCCGCTCTCGACATCCAGGATGTCGAACCCGTTGCGGTTGGAGCCGCTGTAGTCGCGGACATTGAAGATCGACTGCCAGCCGGTATCGTACTGCGTGGTCAGGTGGTACTTGTCCAGCACCTGCAGGACGGAAGTCGGGAAGTCCTGGGGAGACCCGAACTCCTGGAGCTTAGCCGCGACGGCCTTAAGTTCAGGATTTTTTACGGGTTCCGCAAGGAACTTACCGAGGTTTTTGCCAAGGGTAGCCCGATGCTCCGGATTGGAGTAATCGAACTGACGCCAGTCTTTGATAAGTAGGCCTTTCATGTCATCCCCCTTAGCTCGCCGTCACATGGGCACCATCAAGGTCGATCAATACCTCGGTAGCATCCACGGCGGCGTCTTCGAGGGCAATGCCGCACATGTAGTTTGAGCCCGAGTCGTTGTTGACTTCCTCGTCGGTGTGATCGAAGTACACCTTGTCGCCGGCAGTGAACTCGCCCGCCCCGGTCGTGGTGCTCTTGGGCACAAGGATCTTTTCCGCGTGGTAGATGAAGGCGACCTCGTCGCCCGCATCCGCATCCTGGGCATAGACCCCAACCGTATCTTCGATGAGGTCCATCTGCCCCGCCGTGACTCCGCCCGAGGGCGCGGTCACGACAAACGACCGCCAGTCCCCGTTGGGGCAAGCGGTCCTGAGCTTGAGGCCAGTTTCGGCCATTGTGTTTTTCCTTACTTTTTGATTTCGTCCTTCAACGCATCGGGAGTGAGGAGATCTTCGACGGACGTGTCCCCGGCTTTCCCCGCACCGACTCCGGCGGCACCGGCTGCGGCAGCGGGTTTGTAGCCGATCAATTCGGCGAATCCCTTGAAGTCGTCGATCTGCGTGTCGATGAATTTGTCCAGGTCGCCCGCCAGCGTATCTTCGCTTTTGGGGATGAACTTCGCCGCGTTCTTGGCAACGAAGGCCGCCTGTTTCTCATCGAGCTTGCGGTTGACGACGGCATTCTTGAGGGCATCGGCCGCCTTGGTCTTGAGCAGACCCATGTTGGAGGCATCGAGCTTGGCTTGCAGGTCTTTCTTCTCCTGCTCCAGCCGCGCCTTTTCGGCCTCCCACTTCTCGGACATCCGTCGATCGAATCCGTCCTCGTTCCGACGTTTTTCTCGAATGACCTCCTGGACGATGGGGTCATCGGACATCTCCTTGGACCCGAACAGGTCCGAAGGGGTCAGCTTCGCTTCTCGAATGGCCGCAACTAACTCTGCTTTGGTCATCGGCTTGTCTCCCTCCTTTGGGGGTTTCTCGTGGTCCGCATTGGCGGCAAACTCTTGCACTTGCGCCAAGAGCTGCGCTCCCGCGAACCCCGGACGGACGATCTGAGAATTGCCCAGCGCAATCCCCGTTATTTCTTCAACATCAACCTCCACCGCCCGCGCGTTGGGGTTGATCGTTTCGGGCATGTTGATGTCGGCCTCAATAGACGCGATGTCCAACGGCAGGTCTTTGAACTCCGGGTAGATGTAGGCCACGGCAATTGAGGAAAGCTGTCCCGCGATATCGGACAACGCCTTGCCAACCACTTCCCCGATGGGCTTCCGCCCCTCACGGTCGTTGGTCTCGCCGTGCATGTGAAAGAACTGCGTCCCGAGGACAAGCTTATTGTTGATTCCCTCGATGGCCGACCGGACCCACTTCTTGATCACGCGGCCCATGCCGACCACCTTGCCGGATGACTCTCCCTCGTGACCGATCACATAGGCGCGGAACACGGGCTTGGGATCGGCGGCCTTGATCCGCTTGTAAGCCGAGGCGGACACGTGGTCCAAGATTTCTTCAGCCGCCATCTCCTGAATTTGTTCGCCGGAAATCTTGAATCGCATGGACGTTCCCCCTATTTGGACTTCTTCTGACGCCCCGGCTTTTTAACCGCGGCCATCGGTTCGGCCTGACTCATATCGTCAACGTCCCGGCCAAAGTCGGGCGATTCGTCGTTCGAGGTGATCATCTTGGCGAACCCGTCGCCCACCGGTGCGGGCTTCGGCTTCGCTTCCGGGATGATGCCCGTCGTGATCTGATTCAGCCCTTGGGGTTCAACCTTCTCCGGCACCGGCAGATTATTCGTTGTCACAACATCCCGACGGGTCCGACCATTGATAAAACGACTCATCTTCCCTCTCCTCGTTTCGCAAAGTTGCCGGGGTTGGATTTATATTTCAGCACCTGGCCCGTAAGTCCGGCCATGTTCCCACCGGCGCCCTGCTCGTTCGCATCCTGTTCGGTCTCAATGTCCGCGTTCGGGTCCGGCTGATCCGTGAACTTCTCCATCTCCGCGCTGTCCTCACCCTCCAACTCCTCGATTTCCTTATCCACGTCCAGTCCCGGCACCTGACGCAAGAACGTCTTTTGTGAGATTTCCTTCCCCGTCCGCATAGGCAACCAGACAGACGTAAGCCGGGCCCACTGCGCTTCCGTGACCACGGGCAGCTCCACCCGCACGAGCTTGGGATTGAGCGCGGTCATCTTCGTCTCCGCGTTCCATTTCAGCATCGCCTTGGTAAGCATCTCCTGATAAGCCCCGCGCCAAATCTCCCGCTCCTTGGCCGTGCTCATGGCAATCATTTCAAGCAGCCCCTCGCTGGCGGCCCCGTATTTCGTCGTGAGCTCGGGCGCCCCAAGGAAGTGAATCGGAACGCCCGTCGTGCCCGAGATCAGCTTCATTAGCGTAATGATCTCCGACTCGATGGCCGCCTGGCCCTCACTGGACGGCTGTGCATATGAGAACACGCCCGTATGGGCAAAGAACTTTCCGATCTTCCAGTTGATGCTCTCCATCGCCACGCCCAATTCCTTGGCCTGTTGTGCCGTATCGCACTGAACATGCGGCGTCGGGGCGGCATAGAGCTTGTTGATCTGCCGCCAATCCCGGAGCGCTTGATCGAGGTTCTCAATCTGCGTCAGACATTTGGCGACCCGTGGCATCGTCTCATTCGGAACATCCATCCGCCCGGCAAATCGTTTGTACACGCAATCTTCCGGCAGAAGCGTCACGGGCGATCCGGCCGGGGGATTCCACGTCACCTTCTCCAGCTGTAGGTAATCGTCCCTTGACACCACGACGGAATATTTATTCGTCGTCCAGCTGATCCACCGGACGGCGATATCAACCCCCCCCTCGGCGTCCTCGGCCGATATCGGGAAAAGCTTGACCAGCACCTTGCCTTCGATTTCCCCCTCCCGCGCCAAATCCTGGGGGAGCTCGTGATCGAGCTGATTGATTTCGATAAAGCGTTGGGCGAAGTCAACCTCACGCGTCGCGTCTTCATCCCCGGGCGTATCCGCGCTGATCTTGATGCCCTGCCCAACAATATAGGCGGCCCGGAGATCCACGATGTTCCCGACCTGAAGGACACCATAGTCGGAAACCCCCAGGTACTTGTTGGAAACTTCGGCAACGGCCGTTGTATAATCCTTGTAGCGGTTTCCGGTATAGGTGGTATCTTTTTCCTGGACGGTCAGTATGTTATCGACGAGGAGCTCTTGCGTTTTAACAAGCCGCTTGTTTTCGGCCGTCAGCTCCTGAATCTGTTGCCGCCGCGTTTGTATTCTCATCTGTATCCTCAGATATAGACCGACGCTTTCGAGATGTAATATCCCGCTTCCTGATTCCCGCGCATGTGCGTGGATATGGCGTATCGGATCGCGTCCATCGTGTGATTTTTGAAGTCAACCGGCTCGGCCAGCGTGTTCCCGTTCCGGTCCTCTTTCCAGCGGTATAGGCGACACTCTTCGATGATGTTGGATGACCCGTCGACGATATGGACAACGTTCGATTTGATGAAGTCGATCCCCGAGCGCACACTATCCGGGCCTTTGGTGGCGGGATAGATGTTGATGCCAAAGCGGGCCAGTTCTTCGATGGACTTGGGCTCAGCGGAATCGAAATAGAACGGGCGCTTGATATCGATGTGGGCATTATTCAACATGCGTCGGGCGAGGTCTTGATTCGTCAGGCCGGTGTCGTAAAGCACTTCCTCCAGCCAGAACTCGTTGGCCCGGCGATAGACCTTGACGATGGCGGCCGGGTCGACGCTGTACCCGAAGTCCCCGCCGTAGAAAACCTCGTCGTATTTATCGGGCGGTGCGGGAACGACGTCCCATGAATAGATGATCCCCTTCGCCAACGCCCACAGGCCGTAGCGGTAGATGTCCCGGGCCGTCTTGTCCTGAATGAGATCAAGACGGGCGCGATAGGTGTCCCGAACTTCCTTGATCGGGTTATCCTCGATAGTCGAATTCATCACCGTCGCGTCAGGGTCGATGTTGTCAAAGAATCGTTTCTTGAGCCACGGGGCCAACGCCTCCTCGGGGTTGAATGAGAGGATGATTTGCTTGTAATTTGGCGTCGGTTCGCGGAGGATAAGATCGACGCCCAAGAAGTCCTGTTCCGTGAACTCTGTCGCCTCCTCGATCCATAGCCCCGTCAGTCCGGCAAACGACTTGATCTTCTGGGGGTCGTCCAGGCCGTCGAATAGAATCTCATTGCCGAAGAAGCGGAGTGTGCGTTCGGTTTTCGTTTCCTCGAAAGGAACAGAATGAGAGATCAACAGGCGCCGGAACACTTCGACGACGGATTCCCGGCAACGGCTGCGAACTTTCCGGAGGACAAGAAAGCGATGGCCGCCTTCCTCAATACAGCGACGAAAGAGCTTGCGGGCTGCAAACTCGGACTTGCCCGACCCGCGCCCACCACAGAGAACGAGATAGCGGGACTTGTCGGCAAGGAGCGGATAGAACCGCTCGCCCCACTTCTCTTCAACGGTATATTCGGTCATGCTTCTGTTTCGGTTTTGATGACGCGATCGATCACTCGAAAGCCAATGTCCCCGGAATGTTCAAGCGGTTGGCTGATCTTGCCCATAAGCCGATCGGCGTAGAATTCTTTTGCGCCGGGACGATGGCGACGAACATCCTCAATGCAGATGGCCGCAAACTCTTCGGGAGACAATCCTTCGGCCAGGGCATTATTGAAGCGGACGGTGTAGGATTGTCGGGCGGCGTTCTTATTGCCGGCCATGTTCCGATGAGGGTCATGCCCCTTTTTGAACTGTCCTTTTCTGGGGGTCTTGACAGGCTCGCTGTGTGTCATCGCCATATTCCCAAATGAACCTGCCGTTGCGGATCATGGAGCCGATTCAGGAGGTTCATGTTTTCATCCGAAGGGTTGTCTATCTCGAAGGTCAAGGAGACGCCCTTGTCTCCGGAGCGAAGAGACTTGGAGTCAATGCGCCGAAGTAGGGCATCCAATTGAACCGCAAGATTGGCGTCTTTCATCTCCGTCCGATCTCCAATTCCGTCACCCGCAGGCTCGCCGGTTCCACGCTGACGGCGGCCACGATCAACTGCGCCGCTTCGTCGGGGTCAATCATCTGTTCCTTGCCCGAACATTCGTCCATCATGTCGGTTCGCATGGCGCCGGGGTACACGTCTAGAACGCCCACGTTGTCCCGGCGGGCCGCGTACTTGAACGACCCGCTGAATCCGTGAAGCCCCCACTTGGAGGCGGCATAGACGGCCTCCTGGTCATTGAATCCTTTGGCCGCCAGCGAATTGATGTTGATGATCTGCCCGTGACCGAGGCACCGGAAGTGATGATAGATGGCGCTGATGATCTGAATCGGGGCGAGGAGGTTGGTTTGGATGATGGCCTCCACCGTGCCTTCGTAAACGCCCGCATTGTTGACGAGGCAGTCGACCTGCTTTTGGGCGGCAACCGCGGCGATGCGCTTATGTGTTTCTGGGTCTCGAACATCACCGAGCACTTGGGCCAGCACGCCACGGGAATTGAAGGTCTGGAGCTCCGCGTTGGTCTCGGCCAGACGGGCTTCGGAGCGTCCGTGGAGAACGACCGCGTGTCCACCCTTGACGAAGGCAACGGCCAGGGATCGCCCGAACCCGCGCGTCGATCCGGTGATGAGGACGTTCATGGTCAGTAGAGCGCCTTTTTCTCGCTGATCATCAGGGGACCAGGGGCCGACATCGCCAGGTGATAAGCGGCCTGGACTTCCGCGCCAGTTTCCGGGGCATAGACCGGGAAGGAGACAAAGCCACGGACGGCCGCAGCCAGGTTCCGCGTATGCGTCAGGCCAGCGTAAAAGGGTTTGATCCCACCGGCGACGGCCTTGATAATGACGGGCATCTTGAACTCCCCGTCACTAATGGTTTCGATCACGTCCAGGGTGTTGACGATGGCATCCATCGCGTTCAGAAGGAATTCGTGCCGTTCGAAGAATACGACCGGGCGAATCCCCTCGAGGGACATTCCCATCCCGAGGCCAAGCATGATGTTCTCCGCCAGCGGGGTCTCCAGGCGTTGGTCGTCGGGGATGTTCTTGAACGCCCCATACGCTGCGCCATAGCGGACGTTGTAGCCGATGAAGACGGCGCCAGCAGCGGCAAGGGCTTCGTTTGCCTCCCGAACGGCGTCCATGTATTTGATATCCGTTGACGGGATGGGCGGGATGAACGAACTCTGTTTTACGGGCGGGGTGACGATCTCCGCCTCACGTTTAAATTTCAGCCAGCCGGGGGTGCCGCTGCCGCCGTGAGGATACGTCGCCGTGTAGTGATACCGGCGAACGCATGACGGCCAGGCATAGTCAGCATCTGTTCCGCGTCGTTCCTTGCGCGGGCAACAGACGTTACGGTCGTTGTCCTCAATGATGAACGTACAGGGGAGATTCCATCCGTCAACATAGCGGACGGCCTCATAAAAATGGCCCTCGTCTTCGGCACCATCCCCGACAAAGCACCAGACGCGCTTGGTCGAACCCCTGCGCTTGAGCGCCCAGGCAACGCCGGCGGCTATGGACGGAGCTGCGGCGACAATTGAGAACGAGAGAAAGTTCCGCGCCCGGTCGAATACGAACATGCTCTTGCCGGCCATGATCTTCGCCTCGAGTGTCTCGGGCGGGATGCCGTGAAGAAGCGCGTGGTAGTGATTTCGGTGGGTGCTGAAAACGTAGTCGCCCGGATTGATGTCCTTGAAGATTTCGATCAACTGGGATTCATTCCCCCCTGACAAGTGGACCAGGTACGGGAGTTCCCCAGCGTCGTATAGGTTGGCAATCCTATACTCGAAATCAATCAATTCTTGTTTCGTCAAGATCACATCTCCAGGATCACGCGACCCGCAAGTCCAGACCGAACGGCGTCAAGCGCCTCATTGACCTGGGCCAGCGGGAAGCGATGCGTGATTAATTCGCGGAGCTTTAAGAGTCCGGCGCCATAGAGATCAAGGTATGCCGGGATGTCCCGATTAGGGTCCGTTGATCCGCCCGTCGAATCCAAAAGCGTCTTGCCTTTGAAATTTGCGGCAACGTCGGGGAGGACCAGCGAATCGCCCCGGCGCGGTTGCCCGACCATGACCACCGTTCCGCCCGGGGCAACGAGTGAATAGGCCGCGGCAATCAATTCCGGACGGCCGGTTGTGTCGACGATCGCATTGCATCCGGCGGCTTCGGAAAGCGCGTCAATTCCGAAGGACCGATTGGCCCCAAGGTATGAGGCCATGTAGAGCTTTTCCGCGTGAATGTCGAAAGCGAATATCTCTCCGGCTCCGGCGATCCGCGCCCCCTGAACCACGTTCAATCCGACTCCCCCGCAACCGATTACAGCGATGGATTGCCCCGGACGAAGCCGAAGGTCATTGAACACAACCCCAAGCCCGGTCGTGACAGCGCAGCCCATGAGTGCAGCAATATCGTCCGGAATGTTTCCGGGAATAACCGTAAGCCGATTTTCTGAAACGACCGACAATTCCTGAAATGTCGTGTTCCATCCGCCCCCGACAATCCCGCGGCCGCCCGTGCGCGTGTACTTGGGCGGAGCGGATTCAATGCCCGCACCTTTACGCCAATGGATAACGACATGATCTCCGGGGTTAACACAAGTCACGCCCGGGCCGATCTCTTCCACCTTGCCCGCGCCCTCATGCCCGAGACAATGGGGAAGATATTTGTCCGGCCCCTTGACTCCCGAGATTTCGTTCAGCTGGGCGCCACAGATCCCGGCGGCGCGTATCTGGACGAGCACCTGACCTTGCCCGAGGGCGGGGACATCCAGCTCATCAATGACAAGCGGGGCGTTCTGGCTTTCGAGAATAGCGGCTTTCATTTTGCCTTTGTTTTTGCCCGGAACGCCTGGAACTGAACGCGCTCACGTCCGTCCTTATCGACACCGATGCGGAAGTTCAGCCGATGGACCGCGCCGCATTGGCAACACTGCATCCGGTATCCGCGCATGACGGGCTGGACCCACGTCCCGGCGCGGTGGCGCGTGAAGTGCGTGTCAGCGGTTGTAATAACAGGCATAGTCAGACGATCCCCAGGTGGTCCTTGATGCGTTGAATGTCGTGTTTGATCTCATTGATCGCCACGGCATGCTCACGGCATCGTGTCGGGTTGGGGCGTAATCCCGACTCCTCCTCCATTCGCTGCCTTCGCTTTGCCGTGAACTCACGGTACGCCGTCACGCCGCCAAGGATGAGAAGCCCGATGCCGTAGCCGATGCTTTGAAGGTCCACTTCATTTCCCCCTCACGAGTGAATAGACGATGACGGCGGCGGCACCGACCCCGGCACCGATGATGAACGACTTGACCCGACGCCCGAAGATCGAGCGGCGAAGATGGGTGAGCGCGTCGCGGTCGGCGGCCCACGCGACGAGCGCCTTGTTGAGCTCGTTGTCCTTGATGGTGAACTTCTCGGTCCACGCCTTCGTCTCGGCCACGGATGCGTCAAGTGCCGTCCGCAGGTTGTTCGACGCCATCATTTCGGCGGCGTACGACTTGCGGTACGCGTCACCCGCCAGGAACAGATTAAGCGTGTTCTCCGCGCCGGGGCGGGTGAGGGAAAAGCGGCCGCTCCCCGTTGGGGCGATATTGCCAACCCCGATGTATGTGGAAAGGTTGCCCGAGAGGGCGTCGGGGGGGAGAGCGGCCGTATTTCCCTGTAACACTTCCAAGTCGTGAAGGTACTCGGCGGCGACGGCCTGGGCCTGGTCAGCCGCGTGAATGGCGGCGTCCCGTTCGGCGGCCAGCGTATTGATGGACGCGTTCAGCCCGGCCATCAGCCCGTCAGCGGTTTTCTTGTAGGCCTCGTACTCGGCGGTGAGGGCGTCGGACGCGCCCATCGCGTTGATGTAGGCCCGGCGCTGATAGTTGCCATAAACGATGAGGGCAGAGATGACGGCGGCCAAGACGAGTCCGGCGATGATCAGGGCGGACTTGATCTTGGGGGTCATTTGGGCGACTCCGTTTCGAGCCGTACGTCCGGGCGTGTCCAGACGGGCGGGTCGAATGCGGCCGGTGCCGTGCGCGTCGTTACCATCGCATCCCCTCGATGAAGGCCGCCGTCGGACGAGGGCGGACAAGATACGCCGTGTCTATGTGCACGAGATTTCGACCGGCGGCCAGGTAGCGTATCCAGCCAACGCGGAGGAGCGGCCGGGTGGATATGATCGTATTTTTGAGGGCGATTAATTCTTCCGGGGATGTGACGGCCAAATCGAGGGCCAACCCGAAAAGGTGGGCTGACAACGGACCGCCCTTGACGGCGGCATTATGAGCCGGACAGCGATAGCCGGAGTTAATCGGGATCGGCCGGCCCCAGGCTGTGCG